ACGAAAGGAGAGAAACAAGGTGAATATATTTGTATCAATAAAAATGAGCCAATAAAAATGCCTGAAGAACTAAAATCGTTTTTATTAGAAAATTTATATACAAAAAAACCGAGTAAACAAACCGTACAAAAGAAAGATGGTAAAATAATCAAAAAGAAAAATAAAAAAATGTATGATGAATCATATTATGAATATTCTATGAGTGATGATTTACTCCGAAGAATATTTGATGGTTTGACGCATGATTATTGGCGTTGTGTAGTTGCTGAAGATGGATTGCCGTCGTTTCTTACTTGGACGACAGCGTGTAAATCATTGGATTGTTATGATTTGTGGGATGAATACAATCAAAAATTTGATGGTTATGACGAAGACAAAAATGTTGTAATGTGGAATTCAGCGAATGAAAATTATTCTTGTTTTTATAATCTTTTGAAAAATACAAGTTTTTCAAATGCTGAAAAATTGATTGATTATCATAAATATCAACCAATTATCCAAAATGAAATTCAACCTGATATAACTATTGATTCACAAAAATTAGGATATGAATTTTTCAAACAAAATAAAAATTATATTGTCAAGTCTGACACAGGCACAGGGAAGACAACTTCTTTTCAAAAATATATTGAACGCACAAACGAAAAATTTATTTCAATTACTTCAAGAGTTTCTCTTGCTTCCGATCAATATGACAGGTTTTCTCAAAGTATTGAAAACGTTTTTTATTATAAAAATCTTACTGATGAAATAAAAGGAAAACTTCTTGGAAGTGATCCAAACCACAAGTGCGAAAGATACAGATTCAAAGGCTCTGTCGTTGTAGAGGTTGAATCACTTCTTCACCGTTTAGAATATGCCGAATGGATAACCAATCTTGATGAAATGGTTGTCTATTTGGATGAGTTCAATTCACTTATTCAACATATTCACACTTCAACAACTCTTGATAATAATCTTACTTTTATTTTAGAACAATTGATTTATATTCTAAAAAATTGTAAGCAAATTATTTGTACTGATGCTGATATTTCTGACACTTCAATTTTGTGGTTCAAAGAAAATATTGGTAGAGATTTTGAATATTATAAAAATAAATATAAACACAATCAAAATGTCAAAGCTTATGAAATTTTATCATATGACACATTACTTGATAAATTACATAAAACAAAAAAATGGCTTGTCCCTTGTGATAGCCGTGTAAATGCTCTTACATTGAAAGAAGAATTTCCAGATGCTGAATTGATTGTTGCTGAAACAATTGACATTCCAAATCTTGACGAGCATGATAGAATTATATTCAGCCCTAAAATTTTATATGGCGTTGATTCTGTTATGAAACGTGATGTTTTTTGCTTTTTTGAAGAACGAACAATTGACCCAGAAAAAATGGTTCAAATGATGTGTAGATGCAGAAATATTACGAAATTACATTATTTATTTTTACGTAAAAATTTCAAACCAAAAGATATTGACTTTTCAAATTTATGGGATGAAATGGTTGAAAGGCATTCAGTATCCTTGAAATATTTCAAGAATAGACATTTCCAACACTTGGAGAAAGCCTATCTCAACACATTACATCGTATTGAATACGACCGCAAATGCTACTCTTCCAATCCATACGCCCATTTCAAAAGACTAATCAAAGAAAGAGGAATTGAAGATGTTGATTTATATAAAAGCACAAATTCGGCATCATTTCAAATTGATAAGAAAGAAAAGAAAACAAAAATGGAATCAGAAAAACAATATGAATTTTATCAATGGACGGAAGGAGAAACAATAAACAATGAATATTCAAACTTGAATAAAATTCTAAATATTCCAACAGAAGAACTTTCAAAATATGAAAAATATTTTATTGATGGCCCAACCATGGTTCGTCATTGGAATATATCAACAATGTTCTTTCAAAAAAATATTCAAGATAAGTTCGATCAATTCGACTATATCTCAGAAAATTTCACAATCAATAAAATTTCAAAAGAGAAAACAAAATTGAAATTATTATTGGATATCAAGACAGCTTGTGATTGTTCGGATCCAATGGATATTCTACCAAAAAAAATATTCGATAAATCATTATTGACAGATTATAAAGTGATTTTCAGAAGTCGAGCAAAAACACTGAAAGCCGATTCAATATATGATTGTCAAAAAATTATTGTTTCAATGTATAAAAATTTATTCGGTCAATTTATTATTGATGATAATTATGACGGAGCAAAAAAGAAAGGGGTTCAAAAAAAATACATAGTAAATGAAAACTCAATGAAAAAAGACAAATTTTTATATGAATATAGAGCACATAAAAACATATTAGTTTCAAAAGATAATAATATTTTTGATTTATAAAAAGTTTAGTATATATATAATACAAACGAGGGGCGATTGACATTTCTATTCCTTTATAAAGTGTGTCAATCGGCCCCCGATAAATCAAGTTCATTATTTGGTTCAACTACCAAATCATTTACTTTCGGCTTTTCTTCCTTCGGCTTTTCTTCTTCTTCATCATCTGTTTTATAAATTATAACTTCTTTTAGTCCATTACAAATAATCGGCTTTCTTACTTGAGGATATTGTGCGTTGAATTTCTTATTGAATATAGTTATTATATCTTGATCTATATTCGGCGATGATTCAAGAAGCCTGTCATATTCTGCACGGCTAACCTTCAAGAAGTCACGACAATTCTTTCTTTTACTATCTTTCAAAGCCAATTCAATTTGAATATTACGAGCAAATTTCGACCAACTCACACAAGACAATCTATGTGACTCATAAATTTCAGCATACTTCAAAAAACTCATCAAAGTTCCTAATATACCACAAAATATATTCAATCCGCCGACACACGCGGAAAACCCTTGTTTGAATCCAACTGGAACATAACTGTCAGCAAAATTGGCAGTACCTGTCAAAGTACTCAAGACAATTATTGGAATAGACATATGATGATATTTTTTTTTGTATTTTCGTTCAGAATAAGAATGAAGCCATGAATAGCATAAACCAATTTCGCCCCATTCAGCCAATAATTGTTCTATCTCATTGCTCCAATCTTCAATATTTTCATCTTCAATCACTCTTGGAGTTTTCAAATCTATATTCATACTTTTATATTTTTAGTATAGAAATTTTTATATTTGTAATAATATATATAATATGACTAAAAAAAGCTTCAAAAAAGGTTCTATCCTACAAGAAGAGATTTCTGATGTAAGGAGAAAAAGTAAATGGCAAAAAAAATTCAATCAAGCATTTGAAGAAGTTGTTGGATATAACTATGACAAATTTGTTGAATTTCAATTTCAAGATAAAAGATGTTTGCTTGAATTAGATAAAAAAGAATTACAAAATATTTTATCTGAATTATAGATATATATTATGCCCCCAAAGAAAGAAACAAAAAAGGAAACAAAGAAAGAAGCACCAAAAATGACTTGGAAAGACCATCTCGCCAAGGTATATGCTGAAGGAAAGAAAAAGGATTCAAAATATAAGTATAGTCAAGCAATGAAGGATGCAAAGAAAACTTACAAGAAATAAAATATTATTTATTATATATGGAAAAACCAAATCACTACAAATCAAAAATTGACCCAAGAGAATATATAACAACAAACAATTTGGATTTCAATGAAGGTAATATCATCAAGTATGTTACAAGATGGAGAAAAAAGAATGGATTGGAAGATTTACTAAAAGCCAAAGATTATCTTGAATTTCTAATTGAACAAAATAAGGAATAATAATCATATATTATAAATTATATCAATATATAATATATGCCAACCCAAGCGGATAAAAACAATGAACTACTAAAAAAGATATTAGAAATTCTTGAAAGACAAAGAAAAGATATTCAAATAATAAAACAGGATATAGCATATATAAAAAAGAAAATTCCCGAACCAGAACAAATATCAACTGGTTGGTTGTGGTAAAACATTCGTTCTAGTGTGAAAATATTTTTTTTAGTATTTCAATATGTCGTTCCATTCTTCCAACATCAATTCCAATTTCTTTATCTAAAAATTGATCTTTATTACAAGTATTATCATCATGACAAGTACAAATCATGCAATTTTTGACTTCTGTCATTCCACATCTTTTTTCAGAAAAATCAACCATTGAGGAACCTTCACCCGTTCCAGTCTTTCGAAATCCTCCAACTGATTTCCAATATTTTTTTGTATAAGACATAGTTGCCTCATGGCATTGTCTTTTGGCAGAACATTGAATGAATGTAAATTTATAATTATGATTAGGATAAATAAACAACATTTGAGGAGAACCAACCAATCCATATTTTTCTTTTATTATAGCAATAATTGAATATCTTATATATTCAGGACAATAAATGTCATCATCATCCATATTACATAAATATTTATATGTTGAATTCTTTACTAATAAATTCCTTTTCTCTCCAATTCCTAAGTGCCTTTCAGGTTTATAAATATATTTCAATTTTACAGGATGAATTGCTTTTTTAGTAGTTTCAAGGGTATCCCCAACAAATAAAGGATTGTCAGGATGATCGTCATAAATAACCCATTCCAATTTATTTTTATCATATTCCAAATTTTGAATATTATAAATCATCAGTGGTAAAAACTTTCGACGATTCCAAGTAGGTGTCAAAATACTAACATTTGGCAACTCCATATTTATTATATTCGAAAATAAAATCTATAATAAATATATATAGAAATAATGGAAAATTCATTTATTGAAGATCTCAGAACTTTGATTGAAACTCAAAAAGATAAGAAAAGAAGTGAAAAGACAGTTACAATGTATGTATCTAATATAAAAAAATTATATAAGTTACTTGGCAATGAAGATGAGATGGAAGATTTAGATTGGCTCACAGAAGTGGAACAAGTGACAGATATTCTTTCTGATAAACATTTTACAACTCTAAGAAATTACCTAAATTCAATTATTGTTGGATTACAAGTCACCGAATATCCTGAATCAATTATTCAAGAATATCAATCGATTAGAGATGAATTCAATGATAAATATATCAAAGAAAATTCAACTGGCGTTATCAGTGCCAAACAAGAAAAGAACTTTGCTTCAATGGAAGAAATAAACGGAGTAATAAATGAAATGAAAGAAGAAATTGATTCAAAGAAATTATTCAAAGAAAATAATTTGAGTGCAAAAGAAAAAGCATTGGTTCAAAATTATATAATGATAAATATATTGACTCAATATCCTTTTAGGAATGATTTAGCAGGAATGAAACTTATCAAAAAAAAAGAATTCAATAATCTATCAATGACAGATAAAAAGAATAACAATTATCTTTTACAAGATAAAAATGATTTTTATTTTATACTAAACGAATATAAAACACAAGCCAAATACGGCGAAAAGAAAATCAAAGTTGAAAAGAATAATCTTCCATCTTTACTAAGAAAATATATTCCATTATTAGAAAATGAATATTTATTTACTTCATCAACTGGAAAACCATATTCAAGAAATGCATTGACACAAATATTATCTAAAACATTTGAAAAATATCTTGGAAAAAAGATTTCAACAACTCTTCTAAGAAAAATTTATATGTCTGATAAATATCAAGCTACAAAAGAAGAGATGGAAAAGGATGCTGAAATTTTAGGACATGATGTCGGTACGGGTCAATTGGTTTATACCAAATCAAAAGAATAATTTCAAAAAAATTATAATATATATAAATATATATATATTATGAGCGGAAACTATACAAATACAACTCTTATAGAATGTAACCGTTTATTCTCAGAAGAATACAAAGGAAGAAACAAGACACAAAAAGCAAGTTTCACAAATAAAACAACACCTATTCATCTCAAAGAAGGCGATCAAATATCTCTTCATTCAGGATATATTGCTGAAGTGGGAGCAGGTGGAGAAGTGATTGAATTTGAAGGAAAAGAAACAGATGATAAATATAAACTAAATTCAACAAATTTATCTCCTTCACATCCTGATCCTTATCTTCCTTATGGTTATGAAAGAATTGATGCTTCAACAACAGAAAAAACTTTTACAGTACAAGACAATAAAGCATCTATTCAAATAAATTATTATACTAATCTAAATGGAGATTGTCACATATTACTTCCAAGAAAATTTGACAAAGAATATGCTATTGATGACAATAATGGATATTCTTCACATTATGGAAAAAATTGGTCTGGTTATGATTCAATAGCAATGGGAGAAGTAACAACACAGCCAAACATTCAACATCAACTGAAAGCAGATTGGCAGAATTTTCACGCAGATGATACACTTGTTGATATCAGAAGAAGAAGAGTTGTTGAAAATTCAAGAATGAAAATTTATACTAAAAAAAAACAAGCATACAAATCAGGAAACAACACTTCTGATGTTGTTGGTCGTGTTGATAGTAATTATTATGCAAACCCTTTATTATACGAATATGTACCATATCAAGAAATTATTGATTTTGAACTTGATAAAGGATATGACACCCCATCTAATATAGCACAAACTATGACCGATATAATGACAAAAACATCACCAGTTGAACCAATCAATGCTTCTGTTGGTACTGGTGCTAATGCTTTTTATAAAACTATTTCAACAAGATTAGAATCATCAACATATAAATCTTTTTATTGTGCTAATGAATCAACTTTTTCAAGAGCAACATTTGCCAAATATGCTGAAACACCACACAATTGGAATGAAGATACAATGAAATATATTTCTAATTTCAATTATATTGGAGTAAAAAGACCAGAGTTTTTTGATACTGGAAGATTCATAGGTGGCGATTTTGGTTTCACTTTGATAAAGTTAGGAACTGAAATTCTTAGTGCCAGTAAAGCAACTGCAGTGATTCAAACAAATCTTGCTTGGGGTTCAAAAAATATTGATGGTTCAGACTATCTTGAAAGTTTTAGAGATTGGTTCAAAGCACAATCTTTATATCCTGAGTTTTGGGACTATGACTATAATAAAAATGCAACAATAAACAATTCAAGGTTTATTCATATGAATAGTTCAAATTTACCAACAGAAGACACATCTAATGGTCAAATCTTAGGACAAGATAATTGGAAAGATGGTTCTACTGTTGATAGAACTTCATGTCCTGTTTTTATTTATTATGATAATAATAATAAAGATAAATATACTGAAGGTCTATATGATGATGATTTGTGCTATGGTTTCGCAAAGAATGTGGGTGGATATATTACTTTTCTTACTGAACCAATTGGTGGTATTCCATCAACTCAAACAACTTTATTCAATGCAGCTGGTAAAATTGAAGTAGGAAGACAACTTGGATATGATTGGCATAGTTCAGCATATGGCAATTCTCATTGTATTTTATACACTGGGTTTCTTCGTTCTTCAATAGATGAATCTTGGAACTATCAAGATACAAGTGGAGACAATCAACTAGTTACAATTTCAGATAAATTACAATTCACATATCTTGGAGCAAATCAACCTTTATTCAATTTTGATGGTGTTGGAAATAGATTCAATTTTTCATATCTTCACACACCTGAAAGAGTAGGACAACAATTCAAAGCTGGTTTCAATGATAACTATCCAGTCGTAGCAGATGCAGATGAAGAATGTTATAAACTCAATAAAGTTCCAAGTCATTACACTTTTACACCTGATCTAAAACCATATAATCACGATATAAGTATTTTGCAAAAAAATGTATTTGTTCACAATTTCAATTTTGGAAGATTCAAAATAATTGATTCACAAACAGGAATATTTTTTGAATCATTTGGAAAAGGAATCACAGAAGAAACATTCAAAGGAACATTGTGGTTCAAATTAGGTTTTTCATACAATCAATTGTTTACTCCTGAGGATGAATTTAGAAATTGTCAAACAAGAATTGATTCTATCACTGACCCAAATACAACACTTATCACAACCAATGCTGATGCTATTTCTGGTGATGTTTCAAACTATAATGTAAATATATTTTCAAATGAGATGTATTCAGCACAAGCACCACTCGTTCAAAATGCTGCTGCTGATGCTATTGATTTGACAGTTCCACCAATAACAATTCAAACAAATTCTGCTATAATATCTGCGGATAATTTACCAATCAAAACTAATAAACCATATTTTATAATAAGAACCTCATTACTTGGAGAACCAACCTTTCAAGGTGGTATAAATTCAAATGAATTATTTCCTGTCATTGCTGTTGTAAATAAAGTGAATGGATATTCTGATTTCTTTTCATTAGAATCAAATCAAATATTATATACAGTAACAAAAGCAATGACAATATCACAAATCACAACAAGTATTCACGACCCCGACCAATCTTTGTCTAATGTAGATGAATCATCATCAATAATTTATAAAATAATTAGAAACAGAAATCAACCAAATCTTTTAGAAAATATTATGAACGCTAAAAAATAACTTATTATAGAATATATGAATATAGAATATTTGAGAAGAGCTTGTGTCATTCTGCGAACATTAGGAGAAACCAAATTGGCTGATGAAGTACAGAACATAACTCATTTTTTTTTGGTTACTGAAGATGACCCAATGGATTCGGATTTTGATTCTGATGAATATATGTCACCTTCTGACGATGAAAACTAAAAATATAATATATATTATAAATATATATATTATATGAAAGTACCAAAAATTATTCATCAATTATGGATTGGAGATAAACCAAGTCCAATCAATGCTATGAATAGTGTAAAAAATATGAATCCTAATTTTGAATATATGTTTTGGAATGAAAAAACAATTGAAGAGAAACTTGATATTCAACCAACATATCAAAGGAAAATTGATGAACACGAAACATTGAATGGGAAAGCAGATATCATAAGATGGTTTATTTTAGAAAAATTCGGTGGAGTTTTCGTTGATGCTGATATAATTAGTATTGAACCAATTGATGATTTTTTATTGAATAGATCATTTTTCTGTTGGGAAAATGAAAAAGTAATTCCTAATTTATGTGCTACAACTTTGATGGGTTTTTCTCCTCATCATATCATTCCACAAAAAGCAATAAAATGGATATTAGATAATGAAACAAGTTTTCAGAAAACAAATCTTCCAAGTTGGAAAACTGTCGGCCCGCAATTGCTTTCAAACATTTATCATACAATTCCAAACAAAGATTGTGTCAATGTTTTCCCTCATTATTACTTTTTACCAGATCACCATTCAGGTTCAAAATATTATGGACACGGTAAAGTCTATATGATTCATGAATGGGGTTCAACTCATAACAATTATGACAAAATAAATGAAATGAATATTCCTCATCATCATACTCCTCCAAATAATTCTATTGATATTCATATTCCAAAAACAACAATCAATAAACAACTAAAAGATGTTATGAAAAGCATCAAAAATATGGAAGGTCATTTCAATATAAATATTCATTGTGAAAATGATTTGACAAAATATATAAAAAGTATGAGGAATGTTTATTGGAAAGATAAAATAAAAATATTTGATACAAGAAATGAAATGATTTGTCATTATTCCAAAAAAATAAAAAAGCCAAAGGTTTGTGAATTAGGAGTTTTCAAAGGTGAATTTTTAGAATTTATGAAAGATAATATTGATTTTGATATTATTGATGGTGTTGATTTATTTCAAGGTAATTTATACAGTGGGGATGTTGACGGCAACAATCCTGTTTATTGTCAATTAGAAAGAGAATATATTCTTTTGAATGATAAATATAAAAATTTTACAAATATAAATTTACATAAGACCTATACTCAAACATATTTGAGCCAAATTGAAGATAATAAATATGATATTATTTATATAGATGCAGACCATTCATATGAAGGAGTAAAAAGAGACATAATATTGTCATATAGTAAAATAAAGAATGGCGGTTATATTATGGGGCATGATTATGAAATGAATATGAATAAGGCGAAACAATATTATCATTTCGGAACTAGAAGAGCAGTTGACGAATTCTGTTCTGAATATAATCAAAAAATAATTGCGAAAGGAAATGATGGATGCGTGAGTTTTTGTATTCAAGTCAAAAAATAATGAATTTTAGTGCTTACCCTCTATATTATATATAATTTTATATAATATATAGTGCGTTTTATGGTGTAAATCTAATACTTTTTATAATAAAATTATAATTTTATTATATTTCTAAGTGGATTTAGTGCCTGTTATGGTCTAAAACTCATATAAAATATTATATTATTAGTGGGTATTCATCAAATTATTATCTATTTTACTTATATAATGGAAGAAATACATAAAAGCTTTTCTAAGAATGACATGATTGAACTAATTGAAGTTTTCAAAATGGATATAGATTATTTCGACATATCAAAAATAAATTTGTCAAAAAAATTATTGAACTACATAAATGAAAATGAAATATTTACTCCGCATATAGAATATTTTATCAATAATAAAGATGAGTTGATTGAGTACTTATCAAAACCAAATCAAATGAAAGTTTCAACTTATCAAAAGAAAGAAATAATGTATATAGCAAAGAATATCATTCTATTTTGTAAACAAAACACTTTACACAACACAACTTTTGGGGATACCCTTGAAATGATAGAATCCGCAAAATATATCAAATATTATGGAGATATACCGACTGTAAGAAGAGCATTGAAACTATTGAACCAAAGAAAAATAACAGATGAAATAAAAATTGAGATATCGCCAAAGGTAGAATTTGAAATTCAAAAAAAACAAAAATTGAAGAATGAGAAACCAATTGTAGAATTTGTCACTGGAAATTTCACTTTATTCGGCTGAATAATTTATCTTTTATTATTTCATATGAGTGATAAAGTCAAAGTAACTTATAAAGGAGAAACAAGAAACATTCCCAAAAGATATGTTGAAGGATTGAAAGGAGCAGAAAGAAGAGCGCAAATAAAAAGTATTTTTGAAGGCAAACCACGTCCGAAAACATCTTTCAAATCAAAAGAATCTGGATGGACGAAAAAGTTCAATAATAAATATGGTGATGAATTGGATAAGATGAAAGGTGGAAGAAGTAAAAAGAATATAGCAAAAGTGACAGGAATACCAGTCAAAGCAATAAACGAAGTATTCAAAAAAGGAGAAGCTGCATTCTATTCAGGAGGAAGCAGACCAAATCAAACTCCTCAGAGTTGGGCTTATGCTCGGGTTTATAGTTATATAATGGGCGGTAATGCTCGCAAGGTAGATGCTGAAATAACAAAAAAATATAATGTAAAATTTCCAAAATAAATAAGGGCCGATTGACACAGTTTATAAAGGAATAGAAATGTCAATCGCCCCCCGAAATAAAATTGACGTTTTGTTTTATACTATAGATTTTTTTATATTATATATATATATAATATATGAAATTTCAAACAGTAAAGAAAGAAGAAACAATTCTTGCTGAAAAAATATTTAGAGAAATAGTCCAAAATTCTTTATCAAATGGTTTTTATAAACTGTTATTAGTTGAAGGAGAAAAGAAAAAAAAAATTGAAATTCCTGAATCTTATGAATTGGCGGAAGAATATCCAATTGTTGTTTTGAATAAAGAGAGCAAAATGACAACTTGGGACTATCCAAAAGACAATATTGGTATTCCTGATAATGAAACTTTATACAATAAATATCATGCCTTGAAACGTTCAATTGATTTTGTATTTGTAAATAACGGATATATTGAATGGAAAAGAGACAAAAAGATTTGGGTAAATGATAGAGAAGGAATAAATAAATTTTATTATGGTTGTTATATTGGGTTTGAACTTGTTTTGACTTGTGATGTTGATGATTCAAAATTCTCTGATTTGAAAGAGTATGACATAAAACCAATATATAAAATAAATACATTGGAACTAATAAATTTATATAATCAATATCAAAAACAAGATGCTTTGCCTCAATATTTGCCTGTAACTGAAATAATTGTTTAGGCATTGTATACGTCAAGCACACCATTTGTGATAGTGGCAACTTTTAGATATTCAAGCCAAACTCTTTGAGTATAGTTTGAACCAGATAATGTATCATATTTGGTATATAAATCAATACCTTTTCCACTTACTCTTTCGCCCTTGTGTAATCTGTGAGCTTGGAAGAACATAGAACCGCCAAATTGTCCGTCTTGTCTATATCCATATATGTCATTAGTTGTGATGGCGTCTCCTTCATCATTGTAAGCACTTCGAGGTGTGAAAGGTGTCATTCCTTCAGCTAATGTGACAAGGTTATATAAACGAGCAGTATTCTTCACGTCAATTGGATAAATGAAAGAATTATTGTATCTAACATTTAGTTCAACGCTTTCATTTCCAGCGTTTGGATATTCTGATTGGAAATTATTGAGAATTTGAGTTTCTCCAGTATCAGCATTGTTTGAAATACCGTGAATAAGTTTTGTGACAATTCTTCCAGCACCACCAACCGTTCTGATGTTATTTTTTGCTTGTGTTGGAGTTAGAGATTGCTTTGAAAGGTTGTAATCGTGATAAGATAAAGTAATTTGAGGATTGGCAGCAGCAAAGGCTTCCATTTGTGCTGGTGGATAGTAAATGTGATCGATAATCATATGAACGTTATTCAGATCAACATTATAAGATACGTCAGGTGATTCACCAGATTGAAGAGATAATCTATTTTTTGATTTAGTACCAACAAGAGTGAGTTCAACAAATAATGGATCTCTAAGCATGTATAAAGGAATTTGATTCATTTTGAGGAATGGGAAAAGATCAGCAAGACTAATTTGAAATACTGGATCATTTTCAGCCAATAAATAATCAGGGATAAGAGTTTCAGTGTTTGAAGCACCAACCGAAGGATAAAAACCAGTGTCAATGGCGATTGCTTGAGCTTTAGTATTTGGAACTTCAGTTGTTGAAGCTGATTTGATATCGTTATATTCTAATTGGTAAGACATCAATCTTCCAGTTGTGATTGATTCTCTTTCTTTGTTATTTTCAGCAGCAATAAACATAGAACGATAAGCCATATAGTGATTCCAATCATCAATTTCAGATAAAGTTTTTCCACCACATTTGAGGGTTGCTCTTTCAATAAGAGAATTTACACCTACACCAAAAGGGAAGAAAGCATTTTCTGTAACACCAGTCATTGAAATAGTCAATTTTGAATTGCTGTGAAGTATCCCTTTATTGTCAATCTGGAATCTTAGAAAAGACTGACTTTTTGTGACTGGCTCATAAACCGTTGTGTCATAATCAATTTGAAGGTTGCTTGGAATAGATCCAATCTTTACTAAGTCGGGAACATTAGTTTGAGTTGGTTTCACCTGTCCTTGAATTGTAGTTTCCATTTCTTGAGTTTCATTATCTTGAGTATTTTCCATAATATATATATAATAATGTATATATTATAAATTTTATAAAAAAAACAATTTTTTTTATGAAATCAGGATATGACCTGAACGTTTCCATTTTCTATAATAATTGTATTTTTATTGTGTACGAATAAATATAATGCGTGTGGATTGTTGCTGGTTAGACCAAGGTTCATTTGTAATCCTAATGGAATATTTTTGAAACTTACACCATCATTTGATATGTGATCGTAACTAACACCAATACCAGCAGTAGAACCACCGTCAGTATATAATTTGTAAGATAAAGAAGAAGCAGTGTTGTCTTCAACTCTGTTATTTTCAGGATTGACATTTGTTCTTCCCAATTCACTGAAAACCTTGACAGCAGATTCAAAGTTTCTGACAATTTGTGGATCAGCAAATTCTTGATCGTCATCATCTTTCTGCATTGTGTCGATATTATATAAAAAGGGAAATCTTTCTCCAGCACGTTGCCAAATAACTGATTTTATTGGAGCAACAGTGTTGTCGGTATTTAGTGGGTATAAATTGGCTAAACCATTCTCAATCAAATTATTTATAAAGTTAGTTGGTGTAATAGTTCCAAAAATAGAAAGTACTTTTGATAAACCTAAATTCATTGATAAAACAGCATTTGTCGAATTTATATTTTGATAGAATGTGTTGATAGTATTATATTCAATTACAGATTGTTTTTGAGTTTGTAACTGTTGAAGTTGTTCTGGTTCAGGAACAAGAGTTTCACCTGTAAGACTTAGGTCGGATAATTCATAGAAACCATCAGAGAAACTTGCTGAAGTGGTAGAAGCAGAAAAGAAAACATTGCTACTTGGAGAAAGATTGATGATTATTTCAAGACCTCCAACTCCCCAACCGCTAGATAATGGAAGTGGATTATTTCCATTCATGAGGCCTGAAATAAGAGGAATAGAAAAAGAATTTGAATCTGTTTGATTGACAACAGAAAGTCTTTGAACTTCAAAATTTGGCATAGTAAGAGCAGAAGTACCATAAGAATCAAATAAGTCTTGTTTGCTTCCTCCAACTGGAATGAATGTGGAACAAAATTTGTTGTAATTGTCAATTTTTTCTATTGTTTGTCCGTTGAAATTTTGGAAAGTTAGAGAATCTATAACAGAATAAACGCCAATTGCTTCAGTCATTCTCATATCAGTATCATCAGCAGGAGCATCTTCAGCAACATTTTTGAAACATTGAAATTTTCCGTTTAGTCTAACAGTTCCAGGCAATAAATGCCTTTCAGTGTCAGGAATTTTTATTCTAATTGTTGGATTCCCTGATTTATCATAAGAAACCTTGCCGTTTGCTTGTACGTTATCTGGAACAATTTCGAAGTGTTCGGTAGACATTATTATATATATTATTTATAAATATAATAATTTCTATTATTATTTTATTTTTTTTTTGATTTATAATTCAACAGATATTCCATCAGCGTTTATATTTAGCCTTCTAAGATGGAAAACATAATTGTTGAATAATTTCGGAAAGTCAGGAGATTCACTTCCTGTATATTCTAATTGTAAGGAGAATGATTTACCACGACAATCATAAACACCATCTTGAAGAGCCAAAGCACGACCAATAACGGCGTTTCTTTGGAAAGCTCTGAAACTTCTTGGTTGAATACCTGCTTGAACCAATGCTTTTTCTAATTCAACAAGAGGTTGCTGATCGATGGAATTCTTTCCTGAAATTTTCTTTGTTGAAATTTTTCTTGATGGTTGAAGTCTATTATTATAGTTGAATTGATAATTTTGGAGATTATCCCAAATACCAACTAAACTTCCCCTTGTGTTATGATTAGCGGAAACATCAGTGCTTTCTTCATTGTATTCATAAGCACCTTCACAAGATAAAATATCCGCAGCACTTCGAACAGTGCTATCAGTTGGAACACAAAGGATTGATTTAGCACGAGAGAAATTGAGTGGTAAATTGATATTGGCAACAGTATCACTTGCCAAGATTGTTTGTCTGTAATTAGAATAAGATAAGAAATCATAAACCATCGACCCACCTTCTCGCATCATTTGATTCATTTGGTTTTTGTATCCATCAGGCATTTCCAATTTCTGAACTATTAGTTCAACATTACTGACGGTAAAAGTTGGATTGTAACTCAATGCACCAACATCAGAACCATTGTCAAAATTTGCTGAAAACATATAACATTCACCAGAAGCAGAACCAAGAGGAAACACAGTTGAACCGTTATTTTCATAACTAGCATTCAAAGTAACTTTTACAAGACCCTTGTTGCCATCAGCAGTATCTTCAACCTCAATTTGTTCGATAATCATATTAGATGCGTTATTATAAGAATCAATTGCTGTGGTATCATTTACAAATTTGATGGCTTCTCCGCATACAAAAGGGAAATTATCAACACCAATATTGTGATTATCTCTGCTGACGTAAAATGCGCTTGCTTCTGAACCACTAGTCCACTCATCAGGAACAGTTGAACCATTTAGAGAATGAAACTTGGGGTTTAGTGATAACTTATTATTTTTGTTTACAGAGTCTAATTGTCTAAATACAATATTATTGTCTTCTAATACTATTTCTAAACGAAGACCCATCGAATTTGGAAAGATTTTGTCATTTTGAAATATTCCAGTATGTAAAGGCAATAATAGTTTTGCTTTTTTATAGTCATCATCATCAAAAGCATCGGAATAAGTTGAATTTGCTACGCCAGTATAAAAAGGATTATTTACATGATTGACATTGTCAGATTGAGTGCCTCCATCAGTACCACGATAAAAAGAAGTTGATGTGGTTGTTCCTTCAGTCATTGATCTTTTATTTTTTATATTATCATTAGTATCATAATCATACATAACGGAGACAGCTGTGTTGTATCCTTGAATTTCTTCAAGTAGAGTTCCACCTTGGGTATAAACTCTAATATCTTTGATAAGTACTTGACCTCCTATGTATTCATCAAAAGATAATCTTGTAGATGGTCTACCAGTTGGTAAAGCAATCTCAACATCTAAAGATAAGTAAGATTCTTTTGGTTGGAAAAATTGAATTTCTCGTGGAATAGTTATGTCAATTTTTTGTCCGCTAGAGTAACTCAATCCGTTTTCACTTGGAATCGAAACTTTAGTTTGACCGATAGATATTTTTTCTTCAGAAGTCCAAAAACTCATTTCTATATATATATATTATTATACATATAAAAAAATATAATTATTTTATTTTTTAGAAACTTCCAGTTGCGCTTATACTTTTTGTTGTATCAGTAGAAGATGAAGCAACCATTCCTCCAGCTGCCAAATCAACTGGAGCTTTTTCTGTTCCTTTCATAGCATTAGCATCAGAAGCATCTTTATCTTCTTTATCAACAATATCTTCAATTTCACCAACTCCACCAGATACAGCACTTACAGCAGAAGCAACAGCAGCAGCAGGAGCAAGAACAGGTAAGAAAATAGAAGCAACATCTAAAGCACCAGCAGCAATACTGGCAACATTAGAAACTTTATCAGCAGTATTATCACCCTCAACCTTACCATCCATTATATCTTCTGTTAGAGCTTGTCCACCAGCTACAACACCCATACCCAGTCCCACTTTACCAAGAGCATCACCAGCTTTACCAGCAGTCTTTCTGACATTATTCAACATTTCATCAGTTGTTTTTGGTGCTTTACTTGCTACACTTTGAGCTTCACCACCAGCAGTAGAAGCAGCAGTTCCAGATTTTGCAGATGGTGTTGGTTCTGGTGGTGGTTTTGGGGCAGGTTGTTCTGCTGGTTGTGGAGCATCTGAAGGAGTTGGTTTATCAGCACTTGTCCCATTTGTGTTGGCACTATCAGTGAGATTGCTTGGTTTTGGTGCTGGAGTTTCTTTAGGATTTATCTTATTATTGACAAAATTTTTCACAGTATTGTATTGTTTTTTTAGATTACCAATTCCACCTTCTCCTTGGACGTAATTTTTGAAGCCTCCTACTTTTTGTGCTTCTGAATATGTATTATAAGAAGATTTCAAAGCAGAACCAATTGAATAGGTATCACCCACATCATGTAAAAGTTTCTCAGTTCTTTTTTGTCCATCTAAATTGTTTTTCTCTCTGTTTACTTGTGATAAAATTTCTTGATTTCTTGCTTTTACAGCGTCATTGTGTTCCATAGCTTCATTCGTCAAAGCATTACCTTGAGAGATTGCGGAATTAGTCAAAAAAGCATCAGACATAATATATATTATTATTCTATATTTTATTTTATTATAAAAAAATATATTTTCGGCAGAATAATTTGGGGGCCGATTGACACACTTTATAAAGGAATAGAAATGTCAATCGCCCCTCGTTTATATTATATATATACTAAACGTTTATTCTTCTTCTTCACCTTTCCCACCTTCAGCAATTATATTTTCAAAGTTATGAAAGAATAATGGTGGATTCTGTAGTTTCATATATGCGAAATCATATTTATTTGGTGTAGCTTGTTTATAAAGTTTCATCCAATTTTTAGGAGATGTAAAAAGGTCACCATATTCTTCCGATATAGCTGATAATTCACGAATATTAGGGAAAGGACTGCCAACAATGACGTCGGTTGCATTTGCTCTTATAATTGGATCAACCGCAGATCTGAATTTCTGAACTGATATAATCAATAATTTTATACCATAATGACGACTACGAGTCACAAGATTTGAAATTGTTTTATCTAATAAACCAACACAATCATCAAGTACCAAAGCAATCTCTTTATTTGGGTCATCATCATCCATCAATTGTTGTCTTCTAATAATTGAATTTATTAGTTCTGGTGAATATGTGTCATATGTTTCAAATCTTTGTTTTAGGAAGCGAGACGAACTATCCATATTGATAGTTGGTGAAATTATAATTACTCCGCCAGGAAAGAAGTCCTGACCATATAGCGAATCAGAAAGAAAAAAATTGCTAACTATTGTACTTTTACCGGTCTGCCTCGGGCTGATCATAAGAAGACACTTTCCGCCTCCTTTCACACCAACTTGAACGTCTGGAAGATGTGGATGATGTGGTTTTGCTTTTCCTCCATCTTCATCTTTTATCTTTTTTATGATAGGTAATTCCATTATATATATATTTATAATATATTTTTTTTATAAAACATATTATAATTCGGCTGAATAATTTGGGGGCCGATTGACACACTTTATAAAGGAATAGAAATGTCAATCGCCCCTCGTTTGTATTATATATAACTAAACATTCAATATATATTTATCGAAAGCAAAAGTCCCATTCACCTTGTCTTGGTATATTGACAGCTTTCATAACTTTCTTTTTCACCTCTTCTTCTTCTTTTTGTTTCTTCAATAAAATAGCTTCTTCTTCCTTTTTCTTTTTCTTTTCTTCTTTTCTTGCCAATCTTTTTTGTTCTTGTATTTCTAAAGCATGATTGATTGCGAATGACATTTGTTCTGGTGTAATATTATGATTATATATTGGTTGTTGAATTTGTTGCGGTGGTGGATTCTCTTTTATTTTCTTTTTTTCCTCTGCTTTCTTTCGCCTTGTTTCTGCTGCTTTTTGTCTTATTCTAGCAAGATGTTCCAACCGTGCTTGTGATGGTTTACCTTTTCTCTTATCAACCTTTTTCGGTTTCTCATCTTTTATTGGTTGTATTACTGGGGCTGGTGGTTCTTGTTCTTGAATTTGTGGTTCAAAATGTGGATGTTGTTCTGGTTGCTCTTCTTCATTTGTTTCAGCTTCTTCAATTTTCTCAATTTCTTCTTCTAGTTGTTCGATTTCTTCTTCAACTTCTTTAGTTGTTATTTCGTCTTGAATTGTTACTTTTTTTTTATTTTCTTTCGTTGTCGTCTTTCCTTCAAATACTTGATTTTGTTCTATTTTTTCCTTTGGAATTGGTTCAACAACTTCAGGTTCTTTCGGCTTCTTTTTGACAACCATCTTGGGTAATAAATCATTCATTATATCTATATATAAACTATATATATTTATTTTTTAGTATTTTTCTTCTTTTGGTTTTATACATAAAGTTATTACCGATTTGCCCGTGATACCTGTCTTATATTTTTCAAAAATTGTGACTAAATCCACTCCTAATTGTGATATTGACATTTCTTCGGTGTTTCCAATGTCAATGTATATCAATTCTGGTGGAATTACATAGACCACACCGTGTGTGTCTGCTTCATATTTACCAATTGAATAGATGGTTTTAGATGTTGCGGATTTTGCTCCGTTATAAGTTGTAATAGGCAGACCATTGATTCGAACCAATAATGGATGTGAAATATCAATATTTTGTGGTGTTTGAATACTTGTGAATATTGTTTTTGAATTAGTACCTGAATTATAAGTTGAGTTTAGAACTGCATATGGATCAAAACCGAGCATTCGTGTGACATTGGCTGCGGGAAATAAACCTCGAATAGCATTATTAGGGTTCAAAATAGTTGTATTTGGATCATGAAGAATATCATCACCGACAATCATTGTCACTTTGACATCGACACCGCCACTGCCATTTAGACCACGATATGTTCTATCTTGGTTAGAGATATTATAATCAAATATTTCTCTTTGGTCGATTGATTGAGATATTGCCGCACCATTCCTAAAAACTCCATTTAGACAACCTGAAAAATAACTTCTTTCGTAATAGTCACCTTCACCGTGTGTCATATATTTTGTGATTTTCATTTCCTGATTTTGATTTGCTAATTGAATTTTTGGATATAAATACCATTGATTTTGATTGAGTGCTTTTGTTGTAAATTGTAAATCAAGATTCTCAACAGGAGTGATAACCGTTGAAGCATTCGATTTGTTATCAACTAAATAAACAGAAACTTTTTCATTTTCAACTTTTATTCTCACTTTTTTGTATGGCGAGCGTGTTGGAGCATTGCCAGAACCTGAAAAATCGGTGTTTGCTGATGAAGCATTCTCAATATCAATTTCTTTCATTTTAGTTGCACCGTTTATAAATACTGGTTGATATATTTTTATAACGTTGTTTACGTGTTCAACACAAATTTCAAATGGAACTGAAATATCGCCGTCATATTCATATCCAAAAGGTTCAGGTTTATCAACGGTCGTTGGTCTTGTCAATCCAACTCTCCAATTTTGTGTTCCAACCCATTCAAATTCGATTTCACCTCCAGCAAGTGAAAGGGGAGCATCTGTTGCAATTGCTATACATCTAGAATCAAAAACCACTCCAGCTCCTCCACTTTTTGAAGCTGTTCTTTTGAAAATATTTGATCCAGAATTATAGCTAAAATTTGAACTTCTAGAAATCCATTCTTCAAAAGTTTCAGGAGAAGTAATATCTGAACCAGAAGAATTGAATTGATCGAAATTGAAATTGAAACCTTCAAATTGTTCTGAAGCATTTCTTTTCAATGTTACAGTTTGTTTGCCTTCAAATTCAGGATGTAAAGTATATTTATTCATAATATTAGCGAAATGATAACTGAAATCAATTGGAGAAAATGTTGTTGGTGGAAAACTCAACGAATTCCCCAAACTTGGTTCAGATGCTAAATATGACACTATTGGGAATGCTGGTGTATCGTCAAGATAAATGTCAGTTGACCGATCTAATTCATCACCAATCAATAAGTGAAAATTGCTTGATTTTCCAACACTTACAGTTCTTGAATCTTGAAATCTAATAGATTGTAAAGCAACCCTTGAATTTTTAGGAACTCTTATTGGCTCTTGAAAATAATTCTTGAATGAATAAGGCTTTTCAACGCCTAATTGACCAGCGTCGCCGTTGTTTTGTTGTTCACTTGAAAGAATTACTAAAGACATTTTTTTTATATATATTTATAAAATATATTATAAATATATAAATAAAATAATGAAAAAAGCTCAAATCTTGCCGAAATTTGTTGTAGATATGAAAAAAATTGAACCTTCTAAAATAAGTGAAAAAAAGATTTTTGAAGCGCCAAAAAAACAAACGCCACCAAAAAAAACAAATCATAAAGTAAAGCAAGGAGGTTCATCATGAATATGTGAATTGTCATAATAACTCTTCTTTTTGATGCGCCATTGTCTTCTTTTTTGCGAAATTTGCTCTTTATTATTTTGATAATAAATATAATTTTGCTCTTTGATTTTTTGTTTATTTTCTTCATAATATTTTCTAATATATTCACATCGTTGTTCCTTATATTTATCTTTATTTTCTTTCCACCAAAGGTTGAAATATTTTTTGGTATCTTGTCTCTTTACTTCATTTTTTTTCAATATTTCATCTCTGTTCCTATAATAATAGTCCAAACTTTGTTGCTTCAATTTTTCTTTATTTTCTTGATAATAATTTTTGTAAAATTCTGACTTCTTTTTATAATGCGGTTCTTTTTTCATCTTCTTTTTTTCTTTTTCTTTTTCTCTTTGTTTTTCACGTTCCAAAAATAATTGATAATAGCCCATAATTTCTATATATAAATAATAGAAAGAAAATCTATAATATAAACATATTATAATATGTTTAGTATATATATAATACAAACGAGGGCCGATTGACATTTCTATTCCTTTATAAAGTGTGTCAATCGCCCCCCTTATTTCAGCTTGAATCTTTTCTTATAGTCGGCAATTGATGCTTTTAGAGTTGGTTTATTCCATAATATCCAGCGACTAAGAGCACCAGCCGACATATAATCATTCCAATTTTCTCTTTTTCTATGTCTATCTAAATATAATTTTTTTCTTGCTTCATCTTTATGTTTTGTAAAGTCTGAAAAATTTTTGGCACCAAAAAAAGTTGTCTTCACCTTTTTGCCATCATCTGTAAATATTGCCATAAATTTCTTCTCTTTTCTTGTACTAGGTTTGATTTCAACTTTCATATAATATAATATATATATTGTTTCAGGAACAAAAAACTATATAAAAAAATATTATATATATATATATAAAATGACAGAAACTTATAATGGAAAAACGCCAGAATATACAAAAAGAGCAATTCTCAGATATTATCATAAACAATATTCAACTAATGAAGAATTTAGAACTAAACATCTTGAAAGAGGAAGAACATACTACAAAAATAATTCTGATTTATGTAAAGTAAAACGTCGATATCGTTATTGGAGTAAGAAAGGTGACATGGAAACTTATCGAAAAAAATGTCCTGATGATATCCCAAAACTTATTGAAGCAGGAATAATATCCGAATAAATTTCAAATACTATAGATTTTATTATAAAAATACTTATAGAAATATTTATTTTATTATGTATAATATATAATACATAACAAAATATGCCGAAGAATAAAAATATTGCGAATGATAAAAAACCTAATGTAGATATTATGTGGTGGAAACTGCCCCTTATTGCTAATACAACGAATATGATAAAAGGAAAATGGAAAGATAATATGAGAAAAGATATTGAAGGCAATCATGCTGTTTTGACTGGTGAAATAAACAATATAACTGGTCTTGATTTGGATTTTGGATATAAACTCACAGATGAAGAATTGAATTCGAATCCAATTACAAAACAATTTATTGATAAATTTGGTAAACAACCTGATTGGAATACTTACACCGTTAGAACTCGTTCAGGTGGTCTTCATTATTATTTTCAATATGATGAAGAAATAAAACAAACTCAAGATGATGACTGTAAAATTGACATCAGAGGAAAAGGCGGAATATTATATGGCGCAGGAACAAAAGTCACGAAAGGAGAGAAACAAGGTGAATATATTTGTATCAATAAAAATGAGCCAATAAAAATGCCTGAAGAACTAAAATCGTTTTTATTAGAAAATTTATATACAAAAAAACCGAGTAAACAAACC